TAAGATAATTATAAATTAAAATATTTTCATAATATATAATAGATATAATGGTAGATTATACTACTTCAAATCAATCAAAATATTGCTTCTCATATGCAGATGCAACATACGAATGCGTTGGAGCTCCTGCTTTTAATCTCGCAACACTTTTAAAGCCAAAAAATAGGCCTATGCCAAGTACGACTTTATTATATACTCCTAACTCGCAAGTCAGTAATGTAGTAAAGCCTAATTATCCTCCTTATATGCCTGCTAATAAGAATAATGTAAACCTATTACCTATGGAAAATGGATTGAAACCGGCTGATGTGGTTAGAGGCCCACCGCCTACCGAACCAAATTATTGGCCAAATGAAAACCAACCGACACCACCATCAATGACTAAAACTAAAGAAGGATTTACACGAGAGGATTTTAGTGAAGCTGTTAAAGAATCCAAATCATGTGTCCCATGGCAATTTTTTACAGACTTTGATAAGATTTGTCAGTCAAATTATGGAGCTGATTGGATATATCAAGGATTTTCACAGACAGCATGTGGTCCAGGACAATCACTTATAAATTGTAAACAAAATAAACTAACCAAGTCTTCAGCTCCTGGATATATGCTTAATCATCCTGGAAGAGCATCATCGTATGATCAAGTGGCGACATTTAATACTAGACCGGTTAGCTATACTAAATATTCAACCCCTGAACAATCGCGTGGTGGAATAGCAGACACAAGTAATATGGATGTTAAGATGTCGGATTGTGTACCTTATAATTTATGTGATTATGAAATATGCCGTCAGACATTCGGTGAAGGATATGCATTTACTGGAAAGACTACATCAATTTGCCAACCAGGATACGCGAAAGCTGTATGTGCTAGAAAAAATTGATCGCAATCATAAATAGATTGCGCTGCGATGAATATCGCACCACAAAAGGGTAATTTTTTTGCTATTATTACATAATAGCAAAAAAATTGAAATTATTTTAGCATGCTATATCCATTAAATTTATAACTATTGTTCACAAAACTCAAAAGTTTACAAAACTCAAAAACGTCTCCATACAGTATGTCTGCTATCCAAGCTCCAGATCTTGTCTGGATTGTTCTTGGCCAGTTCACTGACGGTCCGATTACCTATCAGGACACCGATGCAGCAATCCCCGTTGGATACCGCAGTTCAAGAGGTGATATTTTCATCGGCGCCCCCGACTGCAATATGAATTTCATCCCTTTGGGGCAAACCCCTCTCGCTGCAGGAAGACACTACGTGTTAATCAAGCAGGGAGCAAGGTTCACGCACTCAGTCGGCGGGACTGAAGTGGCAGGAACGATCGACAAGGATACCTGGATCCAAGTACCTCCCGGAGTTTCATTCTGTTTGAAGGAAGGAACGAAGGTCTGGTTGCAGGCCATGAATGGCACGAGGATAGGCCCGTTCAAGCTGGAAGGCGATACTTACCTTTCGTTTGCTTGAGGCAATATTTCTTTATTATAAAATAATTATTTTTTAGTTTTAGTCCGCTTTACATATTCAATATAGTTTATAAAGTCGCGATACCAATTTTTAGTTTCAATATATTGACTTTTTATAGCATCATTTCTTATTAGACATACGAAAGATCCTCCTAGTCCCAAAGTTCCCGAAAATATCCATATTAGCTCCATAAAATGACTTTCAGGATAAGGTATAAAATATACTAGTGCAGGATAAATAGTTACAGGAGGAACTAATAATACTGCATAAAGCCATCTTGGTGTAAGGTCTAAAACCTGTTTATTCATTTCATCATAATATTTTTTTTCTAATTTATTAAGTTCATTTTTATTTAACGTATCTAAATATTTATGATATTTTTCTAAAGACGCTCCGACAGGGATTTGATAGTTTATTGCATTTGGTGATGGTTTCTTAAATTTATGTATTTTACGGACAATTCTATGTGTAGGCTTAAACATTAATAGTTTTAAATTAAATTGACTTATCAAACTTTTAATAAATCAATTTTTTTTGATGACCCTTGTGGTAAATCAATTTTTTGATAACTCTTGCGGTAAATCAATTTTTTTATATAATGTTTATTTATAATGTCTAAATCGTTCAAAGAAGTAACTGAAGTAAATCGTTTAGTTCCTATAGTTGCCAATGGTTTCTATGATGCAGAAGGGACTTTTGTTCCAGGGGCATTCACCTATCCAGGATATCATCCAGTTTTTCCATTTTATGCTACACCAGATATAATCAATGAAGTTAAAACTTATGAGTTTCCTTTTAAGAATGTTGTATTTGGTTATCCTCCGTATAAAGTAACAGTATTTGATAAATATAATACTTTAAGCGCAAAATATCCTTTAGGTGCTAGATTATATGGATAATTATATATAACTTTTATATAATGTTATTATATAAAATGAGTACAGGGATGATAATGTTAATAATCTTTTTAGTTCTACTTGCAATATTAATTCCAGTATTAGTATACATCTATATGGAACTACAAAATCCATCCGTTCCATTAACTTTACCGCCAGCACCACCTTCATCTACCTCTTCTTCATCATCTACATCATCTAGCACTGCTGCATCACCGTCACCTGCTGCATCACCGTCACCTCCTCCATCACCGTTACCTGCTCCATCATCATCTTCATCTGGAACATTTAATCCAACTAATCAGCCAATTAAAACAGTTGCTAATACTAGTTTATGTTTAGATGTTCCTGGTTCGTCTACTGGTCCATATTATCCAATTGATATTTGGACTTGTAATGGTGGAACGAATCAAAATTGGAGTTACACTAATGGAACATTAGTTAATCAAAATAGTGGATTATGTTTGGATATAGACAATAGTTCACCCAATGCTGGAACACAAGTTGGACAATATCAATGTAGTGGTGGTCTGAATCAAAAATGGGTTTATAATTCTAGTAATAAAACAATAACATCGCCACTTGCTCCAGGCATGTGTCTAGATATATCGGGTGGAAATATTAATAATGGAGGAACAATAGATATGTGGAATTGTAATGGAGGAACAAATCAACAATGGACTTTATAAAATAATTATATAAATAAAAACTATATAATTTCGTTTTTTTTGTAACGTAATTATATAAAAATGAGTACAGCAGTGATAATCTTAATAATCTTTTTGGTTCTTCTTATAATACTAATTCCAGTCATAGTTTATGTTGTAGAATCCAAAAAATCATCTTCATCATCATCTTCATCATCTTCTTCATCTGCATCATCTTCTCCAGCAGCATCATCTGCATCATCTTCTCCAGCACCTTCACCAGTACCATCATCTGGCGCAGTTTCAACACCTGCTCCTGTACCTTCGTCATTTAATCCTCAAAATCAGCCAATTAAGAGTGTCGCTAATAATACTTTCTGCTTAGATGTTCCTGGTTCATCTACATCATCTATTTACCCACTTGATATCTGGACTTGTAACGGTGGAAATAATCAAAACTGGACTTATAATAATGGAACCATAGTTAATCAAAACAGTGGTATGTGTTTGGATATAAGTGGTGGTTCTGCATCTGCAGGAGCACAAGTTGGTCAATATCAATGTAGCTCAGGGGCTCAAAATCAACAATGGGTTTATAATTCATCTAATCAAACTATAACATCACCTTCAGCTCCTGGTATGTGCTTAGATATAAGTGGCGGTAATATAACTAACGGAACTAGTATAGATATATGGAATTGTAATGGAGGAACAAATCAACAATGGTCTTTATAAAATAAAGAGTGTCTTTATAAATAAATAGTGTCTTTATAAATAAAGAGTGTCTTTATAAATAGTGTCTTTATAAAATAAATGATGTCTGTATAAATATATAAATTACAAATATACTGCATCCTACAAATATATACGGAAGATAAGTTTTATGAGTAACTTCATATATTAAGGTTTCTTCATCATCACTTATATCAGTAAAATGGAATCTATTGTTATGATTCTTTCCATATAAATATACAATAGGAGGCATAACATATTCTTCAATATTTAAATTTCCTTTAGGAGAAATATTGTAATCAAAACCTATTCCAAAATTCTTTTTTAAATATTCTTTCACGAGAGGCGGTTCCATTTGTAAATGACATTTTGGACGATAATGTAAGAATCTACAATTTAAATTATCAGCATTTATTAAACTTTCTGATCTGTTTAAAAAATATTCTCTTATTACTTTAGTTTCTTGTCTATAATAACCTTTCCTAGGAAAACCACTAATTCTATTACCAGCAACTCCATATAATTGTGGCTCATATACATAATATTCATCCGTTACCAAAATATGTTTAAATTCACCAACACTAGGTTTATATTTCAATATATATTTATCCTTTTTATCTTCAGTAATATATGTTAAAACACTCTGTTTCAATCTTTTAGCTGATTTTATATTATCAAGTTTTCTAATTAATCCTCTTATAATAAATCCTGTACCAGCACCTATTATAAGACTTGGCAACATTATAATATAACATAATAGATGAATTATAATGATATATATTCAATTTTTTATAAAAAATTACCCCTATGTGGTCAATTTTTTAAAAATTACCCCTGTCGGTCATTTTTTTCTCCTATAATTATATAATGAAAATTAGTCTATGTAAAGTGATACTTTTAGTATTAATTGCATACATCATCTATGACAGTGTTAATTCAAAAAATTGATCTTAAAAACTATTGATAATTGATAATATATAAAAAATATATACTATCATGCCAAATACATATTTTATAAGCGGTCATCTAAACTTGACCAAAAAAGAATTCGAAGAACATTATATTCCTAAAATAGATGAAGCTCTACTTGATGAAAATGCATCTTTTATAATGGGAGATTGTAAAGGGGGTGATACAATGGCACAAGAATATCTTCATAATAAAACGGATAAAGTAACTGTTTACCATATGTGTAAAAAACCGAGTAACAATATCGGAAATTATAAAACAATCGGTGGATTCCAAACTGATAACTCTCGTGATTCTCAAATGACAAATGATTCAACACATGATATTGCATGGTGTAGAGAAGGAAGAGAAGGCGATAAATCTGGTACTGGGAGAAATTTGGTTAGGAGAGAAAAATTAAAGAATAATATTTCTAAAAGTTAGATTTATTCTAGGAGACTTTATTGATGGATCTTTACTTATCGAATGTTTATATTTTTTATTAGTAGGATCACACATCACAATCAAATCCCCGGAATTTAAATCATAGGTCTCTATACTATCATCCTCTATACACTTAAATACAAATTCTCTAGTAGCACCAAATGATAATGATGCAATTTTTGGATTATTACCCAAATCCTTTTCGTCATCTCGATGATAATGAATCATATCATTACCATCTCTATATTTATTGACCAGCACAAAGTTATAGTTTTCACCCAATACGAAAAATAGTTTCTCCCGAATATCCTCTAATATTGGTAACCATGGTTTAGCTTTTACTTTGGTACCAGCAAAAGAATATGTAGTGCCTTCATCACCATAACCTACTTGTTTGCGTGGAATATAGTATTGTTTACCAAATACTCGAACTTTGGATTCTTCATCGGAATTATATATAATATCTTTTTCCAATTGTTTAAATATATAATCAGCTCCCTCCTTATCATAAAATTGGGGATAATATAACAAATTCAATCCTTTTTTATTAGTTATTTCCATTATAGTTTTAATTATTATCACTCTAATAATTTATTTATTCACTTTTTTTTTCTCTTCTTATTATAAATAATGAGCTGCACTACTAATCCTTATGCAGGCTATTATATAGCCACAGGTAATTACCTCTGTTGCAATAATGCTCTTAAAAAGTATGGTATGATAGATATGTCACCGGCATTAAATAAGTTGATGATGGGTGAATATGGTCCGAATAGTCGATATGCTACAATGAATTTGGATAACAATGAATATACTACACCTCCACTGTTACGTAATTTAGATGTTGTAGAAGGATTCTATTGGGCAGATAATTTAAGGGGTGATTATACGGATTGGAATGATAAACCATATCAAGGTGGAAAATATGGAGATCAAACAGCTAAAAAATATCTACTATATGCGATTAGACAATTAGGTGATCCGGACACAATTGATAGAAAACGTGGAGGATCGGCTATTTGGGAAGTAACTAGTTTAAAAAAGATAGGTAGTTGTTTCACTAGAGTTGAATTATTGGATGAACAAGTTTTCAATCAAAATCCAACACCCCATATTGAATTCTTATATGGATCAATAAATGTTAATATACCTGCGAATAAAATAAATGATGCATTAACTATATCATCTAGCGCATTTTACGATCAATCAAAACAAATGTTAACAGTTCGTAGTAATTCATTGGGAGGTGTTAAAGCAATAATGTATTTAATAAAACAATTTGTGACAAATAAAATGTCACTTGGTGATGCTAAAAGAAATGTTCAAAGTTATTTAACTTCTGTAGTTAAAGGATCACCTAATTATAAATCAGAGAATGAAATGATGTATAATAATGAATTATGTAAATGAAATATTATCTAAAGTACATCTTTCATCAGGATTGAAACAAATCATATTATTAATTAATTTTATTTCATCATTATACGGGAAATCATTTGGTATTATTCCCCGTCTTAATTTATTGATTGTTATAACACGTTCCATTTCAGTTCCGAAAGGATATAATAATTCAAAATATATAATTCCTAAACTATATATATCAGTTCTATTATCATAATTATTCGATTTTAATTGTTCAGGAGACGCATATAATTCTGTTCCTACACCACTTGAATAGTGATCAAATAATATAATCGCATCATCTTTTTTTTCCTGAGTTACATTTAACTTTTTATTTATGGTTACTAACCCGAAATCACCAATTTTTACAGTACCAAATCGATCAAAATAGATATTAGTTGGTTTTAGATCTCTATGTATTAATCCCATTGAATGAATATATTTAACTCCATCACATATTTGTTTCATAATTCCCTTTATTTCGTCTAATTTTCTAATCTTGGTAATATTCATCCAATCTTTTAACGTATATATACATAATTCCATTTGGATATACAATACACCCACAATATTGTCTTTTTTTTCATAAATGACAATTTCGGAAGAATCATATGAATCATCTTCATCACTTTCATCAATATTCATAATTACTCCATCATTATCAAATTCCAACCACGAACCATAGTATCTGACAATATTTCGATGATCCAATCTAGCAAAATATTTAACTTCCCGCAATATTTTATTATTCGATTCATAATCAAACTTCCTCGTCCGTATTTTCTTTATTGCATATTCCATACCATCAATATTATTTATAGCCTTACTCACCCTCCCATATGCACCTTTTCCTATTTGAGCAATTTCCCTAAAATCTAATTGATATCTCGAGAAATGCGGTACTTGATATTGATATTTAATTAAATCATTTGATAATATATTCATTTTATCTGAAATAGTGGATAAATGTTTGACATATAGATTTCTTACAGAGGATAATTCATCACTATATATATTGTTATTAGTCAATATACCCCTCTTTATAAGATATTCGCATATATTCGTAAATTTATTTCCATATATAACTTCTAATAATGCAGCTATTAATATTTGATAATTGGTAGGAAGTGCTTTGTCATCCATAATATATATAATAAAATGGGTAAGTAATTTTTAAATATTTCAATTTTTTATCCTTAGCGGGTCAATTTTTTATTTAAAGAACAATCAAATTAATTAAATATTATGTCATACTACTTTCCAACCACAAAAAAATATAGTGATAATCTCACAGGCGAAAATGAAAATGTGTTAGTTAACTATAATCAATCTGGAGCTTTTCCAGTTCAGCCAAATAATAAAATATCATACGATAAATTTGTTTTATACAGTAATGAAAATGGATCTAAATTATTCGATATGTTACACGGCCAAAGATTAATTTCACCAATTGGTATTTTTTATATGTTATTATTAATTGCAAATGGTTGTACAGGTAATACAATGAAGGAAATTGTTAATAGTTTAATGATTTCCGATATATTATCACTTAATAATGATTTAATTAATTTAAAGAAAATGGATGAAATTAAGATATCAAACAAAATATTTATAAAAAATGGATATAAAATAAATGATAATTATATGAATTTCATTAAAAATTTTGGGGATATTAGAAATATAGATTTTAATTCAGATGAAATGAAAAAACAAACTACAATAATTATACAAAATTCTATGAATAAAATTGTATTAATTAACACTACATATTTCAAATCAAATTGGGCTAAAAAATTTAATCCATCCAAAGAATCATCCTTTTATTTCAATAATACTATCATTAAATTACCTATAATGTCTAAGAAAGACACTGTCCGCTATAATGAGGATAATGCGAGTCAAATGATAGAGATTGACTATAAAAACACTGATTACTGTATGGGAGTATTATTACCTAAAAATAAATATCAAAAACCATCTATTACAATTGATATAATCAATGATCGAATAGGTAGAATGGATATAGAAATGGTAGAAATTCATTTACCCAAATTTAAACAACATGTGAGAATAAATTTAATTGAAGGGTTGAAATATCTCGGTATAAACGATCTATTCAGTCCCAAAGCAATGCTTACTAAAATAAATGATAAAAATGAATTATTCGTATCAGAAATGATTCATGAAGCACTAGTAATAGTAGATGAATATGGGGAATCTACAGTAACATCATCTAAAAGTCAAAATATAATTTTTAGAGCGGATCATCCATTTATATATTATATAAGATATAGACCGAATAATTTAATTTTATTTATGGGGCAATATGAGGGTAACAATTAAATGATATATAAAAAATATTATTATATATAATTTATATGTCATATTTTTCATTTAACGAGGATTATAGCAATAGTATTTTCAAAGAGAAGCCGAAATATGAAAGCAGTGTTAAAATTATAAGAGAGCCACCTAAACCTAAAATTGTTCCTACAGATTATACAACATATAATAATAACAATGGAATGGAAATATTTAACTTAATTCCTGGAGATAAAGTACTTTCGCCATTTGGCATAATGTTAATGATGTTAATAATTATGAATGGAGCGAATGATAATAGTTTGCAACAACTTATGAATATTTTTGGTATAGGAAACCTAGATGAATTAAAAAAGAAATTGCCAATATATAAAACTATTTTAAACAGAATTAATATTACTAATGGTTTTTTTATTGACGATAAATATAAAATAGATCCTAAATTTGAAAATGTATTTAATAATTATTGTGGATTATATAATGTGAATTTCAATGATGCGAAAGTATATGAAAATATAAATAAATGGGTAATGAATAATTCCGATAATTTAATTCATCAATGTGTGTCAAATGATATTATTAATGGATACACTAAAATGATGGTAATAAATGCGATGTATTTTAAGGGGATATGGAAAATTCCATTTAATAAGAAAGAAACTAGAGAAATGCCTTTTTATTCATTAAATAATTCCAATACAAAAAAAGTGCAAATGATGCATCAATCTAATTTATTCAATTATTATGAAGATGCAGAAGAACAATTAATAGAGGTTGATTATAAGAATCCGAGTTATTGTATGGGTTTTATATTATCGAAAAATGGGTTACCTAAATTGAATGGTGTGAGTATATTTGAACATATTAAAGATTTAACTACATATGATGTTAGTTTGTATATTCCAAAGTTTATTCAAAGAAGTAAATTTGATTTTGTTAATTTATTAAAGATTAAAGGAATTCATGATATTTTTGATAATAATAAAGCTAATCTATTTAATATTCACATGGATGTTAATAATCCTTTATGTATTAGTAACATTATTCATGATGCGACTGTAGAGGTAGATGAATCAGAAAATATTAACTATCCTTATTCAAATTTAACAGCAAGACACATGTTTAAAGCTGATAGACCGTTTGTGTATTATATTAGATATAAACCGAGTAATTTGATATTATTTATTGGAACATATGGATAATTATTTTTTCTGAATAAAATAATTTCCTATAACTGGAATAGGATTATAGTTTTGTAATTGTTGAGTCAATGTTGGAGTATAGGTTACAATTATAAATATTATGAATGAGACTAATAATGCTTTTAATATAATAAGAATAAATGGTCCTATTTTAAATGGTATTCCAAAAAGAGTTAACGTATAATTTTCGAAATTATCATTTCCGGGGAATAATTTATTTAATATAGGAGATATAATATCATCTAGAAATGCGGTTGATAAAGTATCTACATAATTACCGATGATAAATGCCAAAGATAATTGCAATACATTATTTTGCATTAGAAAGTGAAGGAATCCGGAGAAAGTATTTATTCCAATAGTGTATACTTGTCCTGTTACTTGAGTAGCTATGTCCATTTATATAAAATGATAAAATTATTTGCCAAATAACTTATTTATTTCAACAACATTATTTTTAGTTACTTTAGATTTATATTTCAATAATAGTTTTATTATCTTTTTCGATTTATGTTCTATAGCAACATCTATAGCTCTCTTCCCATTTGATTTTGCATTTACATTTGCACCGGATTGCAATAAATATTCTACTTTTTTGGCATATCTATTGCTAAATGCACCTAACATCAATAATGTCATTCCTTTTTCACTAATTCTTTTATCAACTGGATATCCACATTCAATAATTCTTTTCAGACCGTATACATTATAGGCCATCACTAATCTTGGATGAAGTGCTAAAACTTCGTCACATGTTGCAGTATTTAGATTGATTGCGCCATTAACAGTTATTCGTGCTAAATCACTTGAATTGACCCTAATTTTGGGCTTATCCATATAATAAATGAATAAAATTATTTATCGAAGAGGTTCAATTCGATTTCTTTAGCTAAATTAAATTTTTTATTTTTTAGTTGTTTATTGAGCATTTCTTTATCTAATTTAATATGAATACCTATTTTTTCCAAATAAGTAACAATATTTTTTAAGAAATTCGTATAGTGAAAATTATGTATATTAGTTACATAATTCGAAATATCGTCTGGAGATAGTTTCTTAATAAATTCTTTTATATTAGGTACGTCGTTCTTTAAAATTTCGTTAATCTGATTTTCAGTAAATCTAACACCAATTGAATGTAATAATCTGATAGTATAAACACAATCTATATCAATTGCATACATAATTAATACATTTACCGATGCTTGTGACCATCTATAATATAATTTATTTAATTCAATATGATTTTTCAATGATTTATAATCTTTGTCGAGTATGAATTTAACTGGATTAGCTAATCTATCATTATATCTTTTAATAGCCATAATTTCATCAAGATATTTAAAACTGTGACATGTATCTATTAAATGTTGCGCGTCACTTAAATATGGTAAATAATATATAATTCTAGAATGAATATCATACGGCAGAGATGGCAGTGTAACCTCCATTATAATAAGATAATTTTATATGACTTTGTATATTATTAAAATATCAATTTTTTATCTTTCAGATAAAAAATTGATAATAATTTTATATATCATACCTTATATATAATTCACATTATAATGGACTCTCAATCCATTGTGTATAATAATAAATATGTACGATTACGTAAAATAGAACGTAATATAATTTTAGTCAAAGATATCAATATTGGTAAAAAATATATAATTAAACGTCATTATGACGATATCGATGGAAAAAATGAATTAGGTGCATTAACTCTTTTAAAAGGATGTCCAAATATTGTACAATTGATTGATTCATTTGTTGAGGATGATAAATTATATATAGTATTGGAGAGACTTCATCTTACATTACATGATTTTGATAAAATGAAAATAGATATTAGAAAAGTTATATATCAAGTAATGTTAGCAATAAAACAATGCCATGATAAAAATATAGTTCATGGAGATATTAAACCAAAAAATATTATGTTCACCAAAAAAGGTGATGTTAAATTGATAGATTTCAATCTATGTTGTATAGCAGATAATAAAACGGATGTGGAATATTTTAAATTTAATAATATCATCCAATCTTCATCATATAGATCACCTGAAATATGTGAAGGAATAAATTATGTGTATCTATCAGCTGATATTTGGTCTATGGGAATGCTAATATATTTCCTAATTGGAGATAAATATAATATATTAATTAACCGAGATTTATCATATTTATACGCATCATCATATAGTTATAATAGTGCAAATTATGATAAATACAAACAAATATTCGTAGCAGAAAGCGATGAACAACACGATGCAATTAAATTATATTTTGGGCAGGGAGATGTTGATTATGAGGAAATATATGATAAATATGTAAATTCAATATATTTATTGGAAAAAGAAATAAAAAATGGTTGTGATTTTAATAAATTAAAAGAAAACAAAAATGATATTATGAGATATAAATATATTATGTCATTAATAAACATAAATGATTTTGTACCATTAATTGTTTATGATCATGTAGTTCTTAATATGGATGAAGATATTTATAATCTATTTATTAATTGTACAAGATATAATTTTGAAAAAAGATATAAAATTGATGATTGTTTGAAAGTAATTAGTTTTCCTTTATAGTTAGTAAATCTATTTAAATCTATTAAAGATCTTAATATCATTACTTTTATTATTACATAAATCTTTAAATAGATTTATATAGATTTACCTCCTGATTGTAGATTGGAAATATTGGTAAATAAATTGATAATATCTAAAAATATTCCTAATGATTGATTTGGATAATCAGCACAGTTAGACGAACCATTATTTTTCATTGTACATACGTTGAAATTATTTATCAAATTTTGAGTATCGTATAAAACGAATCCCATAAATATGAAAATAGCGATAATACTATATATTTTTGAATTTCCACCAAATAATAAATTAATAATTTCGAATATTATTAAACCAAATAATGCGATTGAAAGAGGTAATATCCATGAGGTGAATGTGTTTAATGGGTAGGAATAAGCAATATATGTTAAAATTAGCATCAGAATCAAAGTAACAACAATACTTTTGTTAAATACATTAGAATATGGAAAAACAATTATTGCCATACCTCCAATGATCAATAGCCATAACAAATGTGTCACTATTATATTTTCTTTAAAAAATTTAATCATAATAATACCTAATAAAGCGATTATCAGACCAAATAACAAACTGAAATTCAAATTGTATTTTTCAAAGATCTTCATAAATAGTGATAATAGTAAAATAGCTAATATTATGTATCCATAAACTGTTATTAAGTAAGTTTTTGCATTTAATGGTGAATTAAGTAAATTATAAATGCAGAATATTGTTACAAGTATAAAGAATATTTCATACATATAAAAAAAATTGATATATAAAATGTTTAGAGAAATATTATTTTGTAATTATAAAACATAATGGATCATGCTAATAAAGTCAGAGAATTTACTGAAGGATCTATGAATATTAAATGTCCCTCTAAACCAACACCAATGAACTCGGAGGAAGTTAGATTCATTATTCGTATGGTTTTCAGTGAAATGTATGAATTAGCGCAAACAGTTACTAACGACTCGGTTAAATTTTTACAGGAGTGTTTGGATACCATAGATTATTCTCGTAATGTTAAATTTAATAATGAAAAAGAATTAATTGGACAACAATTTGATTCATTTGTTGATGCATGGTATTATATGTTAAATGCATCTGCTAAGAAGGGAGTCAATTTGTGTTCTATTTTCGATAAAGTTCATGAAGCTAATATGGCCAAAAGGTTTAGTGACGGTACTTTTCATAGAAGAGAAGATGGAAAAGTTATTAAACCAGATGGATGGAAAGAGCCAGATATAACTGGTGAAATAGAACGTCAAATGGATCAAGGTGCTTGGAATTAATTTCTAATAATATTTTATAAATGATAAACGATAATCTTATTTTAGGAATATGTTTAATTATAATATTTTTATTTATCTATTGTTTACAACCAGTTCAAGAGAAAATGTATATACCTGAACAATCAGGATATCCACCGCGTATATCATTAGTACCTCCAATGACAAAATATTATGTTCCAAATGACGATGGTGAATTTCCTAATTTATTAAATAAAAATGTGGATGCGGCGTATGATGGATTGAAGCAGTTATTTGTTGGATATGAAATTGATCGAGTACCATATACACAATGCGGTGAAACTACTTATAGGAAAGATAGAATCAGAATAATATATGATCCCGATACTGGCAAGATAACGGATGTACCGAGGATAGGATAAAAGCAATGCTGCAATTACTTCGTAAAAGCAATGCTGCAATTACTTCGTAAAAGCAATGCTGCAATTACTTCGTAAAAGCAAAAAATTGAAATAAATTTATTATGCAAATCATATTTATAGCGATTATTCAATGGGAAATAGATCCGCTTTCCAAATTGATTTTGGGCAATATGTATATTTTGTAGTAGCGCCTGAATTGCATGGAGGAAAATCGGATGAAGAAAGGGATAAAATTACTGCCGATGATTATATACGTAAAATTAGAGAGAAATTTCCTGAATACAAAGTTAGTAAGAAGGGATATAGTGTAAAAGATAGAATAAAGAAAGGAGAGATAGTTGTAGTTACCCAATTAGATGGTATTAAATTATCATATATTTATGCTGAACAATTCTAAAAAATTGATATACATACATCTTAATAATAATTCTTTTATCATTAAATAAAATGCCGACTAATTATACTATAGATGATCTCTATAAAGCATGTGAAAGTGGTACTATTAAAAAAATAAATGCAATTCTAAAAAAAATTCCAATTGATAGTAAGTGTATTACTCTTGCTTTAAAGAATAATAATATAATTCATAAAGATATTATTATAAATATTGCAATAAATGCAAAAATAAAATTTGAATTGGAGGCTATGTATGAATTCATAAAGCTACCTTATTATTATAAACGGATAGTTGATAAAATATTATCCGGAAATACATTGGATATTCAATGTATGTATTTAGCATATGAATATTATAATACTCAAGCGATACAACATTGTGAAAAAAAATATAAATATGATATAAAATGTTTGGAGTTATTATGCAATCCAGAAAAAAAATCACATTTCGAGATAAGATATTGGAGCCCTGAAAAATTTTATGATGATATTATTGCAGCTGGAATAGTACCAAATATTCAATGTCTCCGAAATGCATCTGGATTAAATGATTCAATTTATAAAAAAATACTAAATTTCGGATTAAATCCAGATATAGAATGTTTGAGAAATGCTTTTCTGTATAAAAAAAGTAATATAGTTGGTGATATATTAGCAAAAGGTATATTACCGGATAATGAATGTATGGTGAATTTATGTAAATGTCAAGGTAGTATTAATGCTTCTCGTGCTAAATATGAAAATAAACTAATTAATAAATTTTTTGATAATATTATAGCTGCAGGAATCCAACCCAATGAGGAATGTTTGAGTTATGCATTCGAATCTAGTAATTCAGAGC